GTTCAGCATGGGAGCCACAGCCGGATGCGCCAACGCTTCATGATTAGTATTTTGAGACTTGATCTGGAAATTGCGAATACGCGAATCCAGTGAGCCATTCACGCGCTCTGCCGCAGTCCTGGCGCCATGTTCAACAAGGCCATGAGACAGTTGGGCTGCTGCTGCAAATGCCTCACGGGTCGCGGCATTGATGGCATCAGAGAACGCCTGAGCATCTCCAGACATGGCCTTCTGGACAGTTTCCTGCGGAATGTTAGAGGCAAAGTTGACAGTAGAAAGTTGTTGCCTGAAAGCAGCAGGGTCCATCGGCCCAAGAAATGGGTCAGCAAGAGTCGGCGCCTTGGGAGCATTGGGATCAACGGCTTTCGGCTTGAAGATGTCAGCAAAGTTGTCCAGCGGGTTGGGAACAGGATTGTTCATTGCCGCAGGATCTGCGCCAGGATTAGCCATCGTAGCCTGTTTAGTGGCAGGACCAGCAGCAGAAGCAGGAGCCGGAGCAGGCTGAGGTTGATTGTTGTTCAGTGCAGCTTGAGGCTGCGGAGCCGCAGGTGCGGGAGCAGGAGCGTTTGCACGACCAAAGATGCCAGGAAGGAATGCCATGATGAGTTACCCTTTTTGGAGATTACGAGTCCGAAGACTCAGTTGCAAGAGCTGTGAGCAGCTCTGATTGAAGCTCTTGATAAGCCGAGACAAAGTTTCTCAGCCTCTCATGAGCAAGAATTGCCTGCACTTGTTCCATTGGGTTGGAACTGTACGGCAATGCGCTCTCGACGAGAGCACTTGCATACGCTTCAATTTTGTTTTGAAGATACGCAAGGAACAGAGGTGAGACTTGCATTGCAAGTTTCTCATCCTCTGAACTCAGTGTCAGGCGACAGAATTTGCTGCCTGTGTCAAGTGTGATTGCGTTGGTGCGCATGATGTTTGTTTGCTTGCTTGCTTTCGCAAGTTTACGGGTTTATAGATTACGCTGCCGCAGGCGCGCCAGGCGCCATTTCTGGCGGAGTTTGCGCTGCAGCAGTTTGCTGAACAGTTTGCAAGAATTCTTGTTGCTGCTGCGGATTGCGCTTAAAATCTTCCAGCCAATATGCTCCTTGCAGCTTAGCCCAGTACAGGAACATGCCCATAATATCGTACTGCGTACCAACAGCCGGCAGCGCTTGGGCAGTTTGCAGGAACACAGTGAGCAAGTTAGAATTGAGCATTTTGTCTGCTGGCAACAGGCCGTCAGTCAACTTGAACTCAAGGATGGCTTGCCGCAGCTGAACAGGGTCAACTTGAACTTCTTCTCGTTGGTCACGGTTAAGAATCTTGCCAGTGGCTTGATATTGCAGCGTGTTGGATTTAATGACTTCCTTAACGGGAGTCATAAATTGGTGTTCAATGGCAAGAGAGCAAAGTTGTTGACGAGAATTTGAGTTGAGCATCGTAGTCTCAAACTCAGTCTTGGTCTTGTTGCCTTTCTGAAATTGACCTCTGTCAACTTTGTTTTGGCCAGTGGCTTGATCTGCCATCGCAGAAATCATTTCTGACATCTGGATGTTGGTGCCAGAATTGTCTTCCCGATAAGGAATTTGATAGATGGCACGGGCCATAGTATTGTCATCTTTGGCAAGAGAAGCGTTGCGGAGAGGAATGCGACTCACGCTGCTGACTGCGTCAATGTCCTTTTTATCAATCAATCGCGGGTTATAAATCAGCCGGTCAAACACAAGTCGGCGCTTGGATTCAAGACTGATATTCCAGAGGGAACTAGACATGTCTTGGAATGGCAGCGCATTGTCCAACATGGATTGCGTCTGGTAACCAAGGCCATCTTCATACGGCTGCATGATAAAGCAAGGCAGCGTGTCGTAGCCGACATTCAGTTCTTCGGCGAAGATGACTACTTGCCAATTGACAATGATGGCATGGTAAATTTTGACTTGATTGCCGCGAGCGCCAAAGTCAGATGGCAGCGCACGGCAGTAGAAATGAGTTAGCAAGTAATGGTCACGGTATTCCATCCGTTTGCCGGCAGATCCTGGCAATCCCATCCATTGGCCCCAATTGCTGGTGCCATATTGGACTTGAGAAAGGTTGAGATATTGATTGATTTCAGGAATGTAATAGTTCAGTGCGCTGGTGTCATCAACACTGGAGCCAGAGAAAGAAGACTTGAATGCATCTGCCGCACTCGTAGTCTTTTGGCTATCCAGAAGTGAAAACAGGCGCTTAAGCTGTACTCGGCTAATAATTTTATTATACCCGAAATATTCTCCTTCCGCATGCAGTTGGGCCGGAGGAACAGTCATATCCATGAAGCAATTGTAAGCATCTACGTGCTCAATGCAATTTCCCCCATAAGAATATTCCCGCAGCGCCGCCAGGCCAGCAGAGCTGATGTTTGTATCAGTGACGATAGACCGCAGCGGCGTGCGCTTCCAATTAACTACGGCCGCGCCAAAATTATATTTAAATCCGTCACGAAATACCTTAATCAGCTCTCTTGCCCAGCCGTAACGAATGGATTGGTCAGCAAGTGCAGTTTCAAATTGCAATGCTTGATTCTGATTAGCAGGATAAGAGACCACGCCAAAGATAGGATGAGAAGTGAGATATACACCTGCCTGATAGGCAACTGCAGATTCAATCTGCGGCATGATGATCGGAACAGTCATGTCCTGCAGCTTACGGGCATCTCCTGCCATGTTTGCCCGGACAGCTTTGATGTGCTCTGCCGTGGTGTTCAGCTGCCGCTGATACGCACGATCGCGATACCGAAGCAAGGCACGAAAATCTGACAGCGAATTCATGCTGATACGCTCTGCACAATCTTTTGCGTAGCGCAGCAATTCGGCCCGCTGTTCCAGATTTAGAGTGTTGACAAGAGAAATGCTCGTTGCCATGGTGTTCCTAATGGTTGGTGTTCAGTTTGCAAGTAATAAACATTAGAAAGGAAGTGCCAGTGCGCCTGCGTGGCTTGCTGAGGCATTATCATCCCTTACGTCAAAGATGTTTTTGACAATCAGTTCAGGATAATCTCTCATCAATTCTTCCACATATCCGATTGGATCAATTATATCATCTGTGTTGTTAATTTTAAGCGGGTTCCAATCCATAATCTGCGCCAAAACAACGCTGCGCACATCTGAATGCAGATAGATTTCTCCTGAGAGAAGTCGGAGAAGTCCTCGTTTGATACGATTATTTTTAGCTTGACCTTTTGGACTGAGCTCTACAAACTCAAAACCTGAAATGCCTTCGTCTTCACAATACTTTTCAAACCAAAAGAGAAGTGTAGATTGATATGCAACACCTTCCACAGCAATCAATCGAGTGTTTCTGGCAATCCCCATCGCGATAGCGGCTCTGATGGTTTCGAGGGGAGAAAATGTCCCATGTTCCAACTGGTCAAATATAGCTGTGCCATCACACACGCTGTAATGGCTGATTGTGCAGTCGTCAGAGGTCTTTTTTCCAGATGATGGGTCGATGATAATGAATGAACCTTCGGCATCTGCAACATCGTAATAGGCAGGCAAAAGAGGAATTTTGGAAATATCAATGCCGCTGGCAGCTGCAATGTCAGTGCTGTTCAAAACCTCTGACACAAAGATGTCAGCATGTCCTAGTTCCGAGTCTGATTGGTACTCGCTTAACAGCTCTTCAATGGGCCGGAGGTCTTCCCACAGTGAAGTGCCGTCAGCAAGAATGCCGCCAACGATAAGAGAAGTCCATTGAGAATTGTTCTTGAGTTTTTCAAGAATGCAATTCTGCGGGTACATGTTGCCAACGTAAATATAAGTGCAGTTGTCATTGCTACGAGCTTTCATCAGCGTGCCAAGAATCCACTTAAGGAGTTGGTCACTGAGGTCTTTGTTCTCAGATGTTTCTCGCAGTTGCACGTCATCCATAATAATAACATCTGGTCTACGATTTTTACGGTTGATGCCGCGGACTGCAGTTCCTGCACCTATGGCTCTGAGAATAATATCGCGGCCACGGAAGTGAAACACTTTCATAGATTGCGTATCCATCTCAACTGCAATTTGCCAGTTTCCAAATAGTTTACGAATATTAGGACTACCCAAAAGATCACAAATGTCACTTAGCGTGTTAACTGCCAGGCCTTCACTTGCGCCTACGATAAGAATAAACTGTTTATGGGAAAAAAGAATATACCAGATGCAGAGAAGTTTGATAAATGTAGTTTTGGCAAAGCCGCGGGGAATGCCAATGGCGTATCTCTCTACCTTTTTTGCAAAAGATGTGAGGAGAGAAAATAGAGCTAGATAAAATGGTGGAAAGGAATAAGTAAATTCCTCTGGCGCAGCAAGCATGCCGAGGAAATTAAGGTCTCGCCGAGATAGTTCAGCGGCCTCTTGGGCCGCTGTTGATAGTTCTGTTGTATCAGTCACTCAGTGTCTCAGGCTTGGTTTCAAGCTTAGGTTTGGCTTCAGCTTGAACTATTTGCAGCCCCAACCTACTCAATGCAACCCAAGGATCTTGCTCTGTCATATCACTGTTCTTGAATGCAGTTTCAATCTGCTCTAGAGTGCAGGGCAAGACAGGTTGCGGAGGATCGCTGTCAGGAATAGGTTGTTGGCATGCGTTATAGACAATATCTGGCCTGCCAGAATAACTGTCCACCATTACCCAAGTTCCTTGAATGTTTAGGTCTGGTTGTTGCCATTCCCATTTTTGCCAAGGAGCGATAATTTGGTAACCCTCGGGCACGTAGCCGGTGGCGATGTAGTGCGTAGCCGGGGCTTTGCCGTCAGTGCTGAGGCCCGTTTGCCACATGTGCTGCGGGCTGCCTGCGAACATGTCCGCGATGCTGCGCACCAGTGGGGCGTCGGCGGCTGTGATGATCATGCAACGATAGACGTCGGTCATGGCGCGCCTCTAAATTTGGATGCCAGTTTTTTGGGCCACCCACTGCTCCGTGGCGCTGATGTTGCCTGCGCTGACGGCGCTGCCTGCGATGATTAGGCTGTAAATTTGCCCATTTAGCCAAACGCTGCTGTTGCCGCGCGAGCCAATATAGAGCGGGTAGGTGTTAAAGTTGCCAGATCCCTTGTCCGCTGTGCCGTTGGCGCCGCTTGCCGCACCATTAAGCCGCAAAGCGGAAAAATCGCCGGCAATGTCATGTGTAGCAGTAAGCACATTGGTTACTGGCGCAAGAGTTGTTGCACTTTTTGCTGCTTGGTTTACGCTTGCCCCCGCCGTTCCACGCGAACCAGAAGTGTAGTTTCCAGACGCGCCGGTATCTTCTGGGGCAGCGACATAAAAAGAACCATTGTTTGCGCTCCAGTTGGCGCTAAATTCCGTTAGCACTGCCGCCGCCGCATCACTCAACTTCCTCACCCCCGCAAACACCGCAACCTTATCGGTGCCCGACAGGTTCAGATTCGCAGGCGTGTACATGCTGTCATCGATGCCGTCAAAGCGCAGATACAGCGGGAAGCCCGAGGTGTCGTAGGTGTTGGCGTCAGCGATGCGCTGGTAGGCCGGGACGTTGGCGCCGATGTTGGCGGGGCGGAGGTCGGCGCCCCAGATGTACAGCGACTGTCCAGTGCCGGCGTAAGATTGCACATTGTTTGCAGTAGATGGCGACAACAAAAAATACGCATTTGCTTGTGTGTTGCCGGTTACAGTGCATCTCCACCATCCATTACCAGCAGACGTTATAGTTGCCGTGTACCCGGCAGGCACAGTGCCAAGCGCTCCGCTACCTACATCAAAATAAATGTCTTGCCTAGAGCCTACGGCATTTGGAATACCAAGATGTAACCACGACAATGTGTTTGCTTTTGCCCAAAAACGCCAAACGTAAGTTCCCGCTGTATTGGTAGGCGTCTGAAATACTCGGTGCTCAGCGTTTACTGCATTATCCGTAAGAATGTCTGCGGTATTTCCGCCAAGAGGATCAGTTGTGGCGGTTGTATTTGCGACAGTGGAGTCTTGTTTTGTCCAAGCCCCATTATCAAACT